AGCACATTACCTTTTGTTAAACCAACAGTGTCATCAAAATCAAAAACAGAAATTCCCTTTGGAGATTTAGAATATTTAATTGGTAATGATGAGTTAATAGCGATTATATTGTTAGAATTTTGAATATTTGCTTTAGAAGTTATCCCAGACTTTGCTAATTTTACTAATGAGTTAAATTTAGCTTTTGATCCATATTCTTTTTCTAACCCTGTAACTTTATACCCTTTGTCTATTAAATCTTGAAGATATAAAACTGCACTTTGATCATACATTCTGTTTTTACCTTCAATATAATCAGGTAATATATCTTCCAATGCTTTAGGTACTAGATTCACCTTTGCTTTATCTATAAAAGCTCTAAACTCATTTTCAGTTATTTTACCATCAAATAAATCTATAGTCTTTTCAACAATATTTTGAACAGGTGGATTATGCTCAAGTCTTGTTTCTTGATTTTTACCTAATTCTAATACGCCTAACCCTGATTTAGATACTTTTCTAACTAACCCTCTTTGATCCCATCTTAAAAACGCTAAATATGATTCAAAATCTTCTTTAGTTTGGTCGTTATTTTTAAAATAATTAATAACATTAATTAAATCATTTGTTGCCTTAATTGCTTCCGTATCAATTTTATTTGTAAAATTTGACCAATCTTTTTTAATAGCGGTTGTATCTGCCCATAAAGGAACCTTAGTCTCCCCAAAATATATGGATTGTCCTTTATCAACATTGCCTAATCTATAAGAGTCTTTACCTATTATTCCTTCAAATTTTGAATAGGTTTTAATTATTGGTAAAATTATATTTTCAAATAATCCTTTATTTGTAGTAAATTGTTTTAATCCTTTACCAATTTCATAAGCTAATGTTCTTAAAGATCTACCATCGCTAGCAATCCAATTATTAATTACATTTACTTCATCATCAATTGTTTCAGCATTATATATATCTTTACCTAATTTATCTTGTGATATTTCAAATCCTTTAATTAATTTTTTTGAGAATTTAACATTACCTCGCTCCGCTTGCTTTGCAAATTCATTTATAACGTTGTCTTTTAAATAAACACCAAGTCTTTCTTGATTTGCTTTAAACGCATCAAAGATTGGCCCTTCTTCTTCAAAATCTTTATTAATGATATCAAATGCAGATTCTTCAGCAATTGCTTTTGCTAATGATTCTTTTCTCCCTCTTATTGGATTACCGCTAGATTCTAATATTTGAGAAAGATAATCTGCTTCAGAAACATTATTAGCAACATTAGGTAATCTCCTAACAAGCTCTGCTCCAGATGTTCTACCCGCTAAATCAGTAGATGTGGTTTCTCTATCTATTTTTTTACCTACCCATTCAGGATAATTAACCCATCTACCATCAACTTGTTTTTGAATAGCTTGAGGTATACCACCTTGACCATCTTTACCCATGAGCCATGTTGTGGTCATGTTTTCTAATACGTAACGCTTATTTTTTAATAACCAATTTTTAAGTTGATCATCTTTTTTACCACCCATTACCGTTTTAAGATCAATATCTAATTGCTTGCCTATTTCATCTCTAATTTCAGCAATTAAAGGCGTAACTGTACGATTTAAGCTAATAGGCTCGTCTATTTTAGACTTTAATGTTCTTACTACTGTTATAATCTTGTTTTTAGCCGTCTCTAACGCTTCTGGCTCAAATATTTTTGATTCTAATGCATTCTTATACTTTGGCCTTTCTTTTGTCTCTGTAGGAGCTTCTTCGGCTATTAAACCTTTTTCTTCTGTTACGTCCTTGCTAAAATCTTTATCTAACACTCTTCTCGATGCAGCAATAGCTCTAACCGGTAAATATTTATTAATGAATGCAGCTAAAGGTATTCCACTATCAGGTTTATATTTACTTATTAAGTCTAAAATACCGCCCGTTCCAGTTTCAATCTCATCAGTTAATAATTCTCTATCGAATCCAGGAGCATCCATTCTTCTATTAACTAATTTTTTAGTAATAGGTTTAAATAGATCTATAATATCTTGAGCGCCATTTAATCCTTTATCGTCATATATTTTTTGTACTTTGTCAGAAGACAATGAGGATCTTTCATTTTTTATTATTTCTTTATCTGCATCTTCTTCGGACACTTCTTTTTTAACCTCAACTACAGGTGTTGTCTTTTCTTTTTCAACCGCCTTTTTAATTTTATTTTGTAGGTTAGCAACTTGCTGATCAAAATCGTCAGGATCATAATCAAATTCGTTGTCTTGTATATCTTTAAGTTGTTTCTTTAAAGTTTCAACTTGTGATAATGGTTGACTTTTCTTTACAGTAGTTTTGGTAGCAGTTCTAACTGGAGCATTACCTTTAGCAATGGATCCTTTATATGTACCCTCTTTTGCCAATGCTTTAAATGCTTTTGTAAATTGCCCTTTCTCAAAGCTTTTATTGTAATCTCTGACAAAATTAAATACGTCTTTACCCGTATCAAATTTTACTTTGCTTAATCCATATTTTTGAAATACCCTACGTAATATATCGCCTATTTTAGTAAAGAAGGTTTCATTATATTTAATATCTTTTTTTGTTAAAGACTCAGATAATAATGGTAAAACCTCCTCTAAATATTTTCCTTCTGCTTTTGCTGTAGCATCATCTGCTTCTGTAATTGCTTGGTTATATCTTTCTTCTTGTATAAGCCCTCTTTCAAAATAGTCTTTTGCTTTTTCTACTTTAGTATCTAATTCTGATTTGGTTTTTTCAAAATCGGTTTTATAAACATCATATCTATTTTTAAATTCAGTATTATTGAATTCTTCTGTTTCAATGTAACCCTCAATATGATTATATAAATCCGTACCTATTTTCTTTTGCAAGGTTGGATTATCTTTTACCGCTTTATAAATAAGCTTATGCAGGAATTCATGCTGCCCCGTAGTGACTACTTGATCCATATTAGCGGCTTCCTTATTTATAATCAAAGCTTCTTTACCATTTGCTAATGGGATAAATGCCCCGTAGGAATCCGCAAGATCTTCTATAGTATTTTCATCAAGATCAGTATTTTCATTTAAATATGTTATTACATCATTAGCGGTATTTAATTCGGGCATGTCAATTTCTTCGCTTAACCCCAATTCTTTAGCAGCTGTTCTTGTTCTTTCTACATCTGTAGCAATGTCTTTTGTACGAATTTCAGCATTATAAATATTAATTGCCTCCCTTTTTATTTCGTCTTCATTAAACTTTGTTTTAGGATTGTCTGTTAATTCAGAATCCGCTACCAATGTTTCATTAGCCAATACTTTAATTCTGTTTTGCTCAGCATCTGGTAATTTATTAAAATCTTCATAGATATAATTACCTTCAATGATACTTGTTTTTCTATCTTGTATTTCCTTAGCTTGTAAAGACAATTCGCTACCCATTGCTTTTTTAATATCAAGAGGCAATTCTTTATTGTCAACTAAATCTAGATATTTACTCTTTAAATCATCTAATCCAGAATTTAAATCATTAAGTTCTGTTTTTACACTTTCTGGTAGCGCGCTAATTTTTTCTAGACTGCTACCTACGATAGCTTTATTTTCTGTAACAAGTCTATTAACCCGTGCAGAAATTATTTTTTTATCTGGATCACTTATATATGGGTTAGATAACTGATTTGTAAGTGAATTTATTTCTTTATTTACTTTTTTTACTTGATTATATTCAACTGCTTTCATATAGCCTTTAGCAGCATATACAGGCACCGTGTTAGTCCCTGCCATACCTGTAGCTATAATACCTGCATTTGTTATTTGTCTATAATCTAGTTCATTTCTAATGCCGGAATTCATGTCATTTAATTGGTTACCCAATTCTACGGCGCTTTCTTCAGCAATCTCGCCTACAACTCCAATCATTGGGCTTTTTTCAATTGCTTTTTCAAGAGTACCCATTATTCCATTAGAAATAATTTTGGAACCTGCTTTTGCTCCTTTATCTGCAATTATTCTTTTTACAACACCGCCAGATGCTCCTGTAAATAATTGGCCTAAGTATCCTTCTAGCATACCTGATACGGCAGCGTTTGTTGTTCTTCTTTGAACGTCCATTTCTGGATTTTCTTTTTTTATTTGCTCAGCTTTTGATATTGCGGTCGATGTTGCAATACCGGCCATAGCAGCAGAACTACCTCCGCTAAGTATTGCAGCTGCCATCATAGGTGAAGATTGAACTGTTCCTCCAGCAACTAATTTTGCGGCACCTAAATAATTACCATTTTCTATAGCTGTTAATGGATCTACTCCATTTTTATCACTATATTCTTTTATTACTTTATTAGATTCGTCTATTCTTTTTTGTAAAATTTCTGCTGGAACATTTCTAATTCCTAAATCCTCCATCATTTTTTCAGAAGAAGTGTCCTCAACTTCTTCTCCGGTTAATTTACCAATTGCTCTACCAACAGGATTTGTAATAGATGCTGAAACATCATAAGCAAATTCTGGAATTTTATAAAAAGATTGCGTTATTGTAGAAACACCAACATCAAAACTTTCTTTAAGGTAATTAAAAAAATCATTATCTTGCTCTTTTGGTTTCTCGTATTTTCTTAATCTAGTAACAGGCTCCTCTTTTGCTTTTTCTTCTTCTTTTGCAGCTTCAATAGCTTTATATTCTTTTGTTTTGCCAACCTCTTTAAAATTGAAGGGTTTTAATTCATTATTAATTTCTGCTCCAAAATCATCAACGCCTGGAGTTATAGTTGGTGTAATGGGCTTTTTCTTAGTCTTATTAATTTCAGAAAACTGATCTTTTGCAGGATTTTCAAACCCAAACGTTTTTTTATAAACATCCTCACCAAATCTTTCATCAAGTTTAGCAGGCTGTTTTGTTTTTTTAGAAGCAGGTTTGAAGCCTTTACTTTTAATATAAGCCGGGAGTTTGTCTTTACCCCCGGCTGCTTTAATTAAATCTTCTTCTGTGTATATTTTACCGTTAAGTTCGTATTCTAACATATATATATTTTGATTATTAATCTATTGTACCACCTATAAATGTAGCTAATACGCTAGGGTCTGTTATATCTTCTGTTCCTACTTTAGGTATTCCATCTTTGTCATATACTCCCCATCTTCCATCTAGTATTTGCAATGTATATCCTCCTTTAGATACCCCACCAGCTTTATTCTTTATAACTTTACGAATTCTTTCATTAAACGCTGCCTGGTTTTTTTGAGTGCCCGTTGCACCACCTCCTGATTTTTTAGATTCCTCATTAAATATTCTAATACTTTCAGGATCCATTTTATAATATTCTCCGTCAACTAATTTAAGTTGAGATTTTTTAATTATATTATCAACTTCTTTTTGTTCCATTTTGCTTGCTAAAAGATTTACCTTTGTTGTAAGATCTAATTTAGCAAATTCTTTTGATTGGTAATTAGTACCAAATCCTAATTTAGCTAAAACACCATCAGCAGTATCTGGATCTTGAAAAGCAGATGCTATTAATCCTTCTGCCTTTGCTTGTAACGAAGGCCTTAAAGATAATTTTATTGCCTCAATATCAATTGGTGTTCTTTGGTATTTTACAATACCTTGATCTTTGCTTAAATTAGCATTTCCTTCAACATCGATATATTCCGTTGGCTTCATATATATAGGAGATACGTCTATATCATTTTCTTTACTATAAACCCCTGTTGTAACAGGAACTTTGCCATATTCAATCTCTGGTATTTTAACATATAATTCTCCGTCATAATCGGAATTAATATCCTTTTTAAAATTAATAGAATATTGGTCATTGTCGCCTTTTATTATAAAACCTTTATTAATGCCTTCATTTATTTTTGTATCTATTTCTTCTTGGCTAACTCCTGGGTTAGTATCTTTAAAAGTTTTTGTTAAAGTATTATAATCGCCTATTTTTGAGGTAACGTTTAAAGTAATTTTAGAAGGATCGCCATTAACATCATAGTCTAATTGTTTTGTAGTCTTATCATTATCAGGGTATGCCAATGCAAAAGCTGTAACTCTGTTTAAAGTTTGATCAAGTATATTATCCCCCTTAAATTTAATATTACTTATATTATTTTCATTAAGTTCTCCATTTTTAATTGCTTGTGCTTGAGAATATAATCCACCAGCAACCCTAACTAAATTTTCTTCACCTTTTGCAGTTTGAGCGGCATAAGCATTTTTTTTATCAAGTTCATCTTTACTTAAAACCTTTGTTTTAATCTCTACATTATTTTTACCATTTATTTCTCCAGTGCTAACAAGAAATCCATTTATTAATTCTGTTCCATCAGCGCTGACGCCTGCTTTTACTAATCCATCATCAATTTTAGCCATGCGGGTTTGATATTTATATCTTTCCTCACTACTATATATTTGATTATTTATAGCTTGTTCTTTCTCTTCTTTGGCTTTTTTTTCCGCTTTTAATTTAGCTTCTTTTTCTTTTGCCTCTCTATCTTTTTTAGCGGCAGCATAACTTTGCGTAAAACTTTCTGCAAAACCACCGGCCGCTTGTCCCCATATTAGGGCGGCATCGTTCTTTATTATAGTTGGATTATCGTATGCACTCATATATTATATTTTTAATTAAGAAATTGCTCCCCTGTCGTTTACGGCCCATGTATCCTGGGCTCCTACTTTCCCCCACCCATTCCGCCTACTGCACCTCCTAAAGCGGAACCTACTCCTTGAATTGCTCCACTCCACGCTGCAGCTTCCCCTGCTTGAGCAGATGCTTGATTTTGCATTGCTTGTGCTAATGCTCCAGCTGATTGCCCTAAGTCCGCATTAGTTCTATCCTCTCGCGCCGCGAACATAAATTGTTGCCCTGCTGCTTGAGCCGCTTGTACTCTTTGTGCTTCGCTAATTCGTATTGATTGTAATCTTTGTTGTTCAGCCATTTTAAGTTGATTACGTTCTGCTTCTCCTTGAGCTTTTAACTTTTCATTTGCCGCTTCTTGTTGTTCAATATTTGCGGCAATATCTTTTTTACTTCTTAATGCTGCTTGTGCCAATGCGGTAGCTCCACCCGCACTAGCTCCCGTTGCTCTTAAAGTATCTAATGTATTTGCTAAAGCTATATCAGCCTCTTCTGCTTGCATTTCTGCAGCTTGAGTAGCTACTCCTAAATTTGCATAAGGATTATTTATCATTCCTGATAAATCTGTTGCCATGCTACTAATATCAATTGTTGATGCATAAGGATTGGTTATTGGTTGTCTAGCCGCTTTAATTGCAGCCATTTCCGCTCTCGATCTATTTGCATCATTACGAGCCCCTTTTGCCGCTTGACTTGCTTGATGAGCCGATACTGCTCCACCTACTAGTGCGACACCTGCTGTTATTGCTGTTACTGCTGCCATATTATATTAATTTTTTTGAAATTTCATACGATGCTCTATCATCCACCGTATATCCTAATTTTTTGTGCATATCTATTAAGCCTGTGTTTCTTCCAATACTTAATATTATATTTTTATCAACGCTTAACGCTATATCTTCTAATCCAAGTATTAACATTTCTAATGCTTCTTTTCTATCTGCCTCTCTATAATCTTTATTTGATATTATCCATTCCATCCAAGCTACTTTAGAGTTAGTCAAATATAAAAATCCAGATACTATTGGTATATTGCCTTTATAAACAATTAGACCTCCAGTACCATTTAAAGGCAATAGGTCTTTATTCATTTCTGGCCAATTCCATTTAGTCCACCATTCTTGTAATGTTTCCCAATCTGATTCTTGTAATGCTCGTACAGTTAATTCCATTTGATTTAATTTTAATATGATGATTCTATATATTCTGAAGATACTGCAAATAATTCTGCTCTTTTTTGTAATGTTGCATTCTGATACACAAATCTTGTGGTAGCAAACATACCTTTAACACCCGACATTGATTTGCCCCATACTATTTCTCCTGTAGTTGGATTAGATATATTAATTAAGTTCGCAAAATATTTATCTTCTTTTCTTTTAAATGAATTTGCAAATAATTGGGCTTCCATATCACCTAGCGTTAAAATTCCTACGTTTTTTGATACAGGTGCTGAAATATCAGTTTCAGTATAAAAATCAGTAACTTCCCAGCCACCACTACCTTCGTAATTTACAGTTTTAAATGTTTTAACAGTAGATACCTCAGGGTTAAACACTGCTTCCACAATGGAATTATTATTTACCCCGTAAAAATTACCCCAATTTGTTGTTTTTGAATAATGTTTCCAAATTTCACCATTCTTAAATGTGTAAAAATTGTTTCTTAAACTATCTCCATGATTAGGTTTATAATCAAAGAAACTTGTCCATCCTTGTACATCCTCATCAAATGCCAATGTATTATAAGTCCCATTTGAATTTTGTAATGAAACCACATATTCCTTACTATGCATGTCCCACATGCCTAAAATTAAGTTATCATCCCCAATTTCGGCGAGTCTATCTCTAAAGAAATTACTCATTCCATACTCTGAAACTTCCGTTATGCCATCTTGAGATAATCTTAATACTAAGCCTTGATTTCTATCTGTAAAGTATTTTCGATAGCCATAAACAGCAAAACTTTCGGGGTTAGTAGCAATGCCATAGTTTCCGGCATAAGCTTGAATCTGGCCAATTACTTGCGATCCAGAAGTGGTCATTGGTTCTCCTTCAGCTGAGTAAATTGCGTCTTTATCAATTAAAGCTCTACTTACTTTAAACTCCTGGAAAATGGTTAAGTTTGTATTTTCTGAATATAATTTTTGTATAGAACCATTATAAGGATCTAAACTTTTTGTTATATCCTCCCCAACTGAAAATTGATTTGTATTATTTACACCTGTTCTAGAATTAAATATGCCAGAATATATTAAAGAATTTTTTCTATGCTGTTGATTAATATTGTCTTCCACAATATATGCTTTAACCCCTAAATCAACATTTGTGTTATTATAGCCTCCTCTAATCCTTGCTTCTTCTGCAAGCCAATCCGTTGGGCCAGCATCATAATCGTTTGGAACAAAATCAAAATTTGTTATAGGCCCAGATTCCACTACTGTATCCAGTTTTTTTAACCAAAAAGAGTTGAAAAATTTTAATTCTAATATTGCAGCCATATTTTATAATTACGTTTTTTTTATGGTTTTTAGTTTAATTTAAGTATACCTATTATAATTAGAATGGCTCTTCATAATAAAGTATATTGTACGCATAATTATCAATAGGTAATGGATTATTCTGGTCATTAGCCATTCCTATCCAAGCTGTTTGAGAATCAAAATATCCTGATTGTGCTGTTTGCTCTATTACCTCGCCTTCTTCATTAAACTTAGCACAATAAAAAGGGAATTCGGTATATTTAAGCACACCAGCGTTAGGACCGTTAGGCCAACTAACCTCTCCAGGATTATAGTTTTTAGTTGTTTGAAACACATAAAATCTATCCGGCACAGGAGGTATCCATTTATCACTAAGATTAATGTCTGTATAAAATCTTTTTATTTCAGTACCTTCTTCTGTGTTTGCATATAATGTTCCAACAGTAGCAAAAAGTGGGTCATAAATAAAATTAAAGACAAAAGTAGCATTTGCACCAGCTAAATTTAAAGCAGGGCCAGGTGTACCTGCTAATTGCACAGATATTACACCTGTAACTTGATTTACTCCTACAACTATACCATTATATGCTGAAATAGAGCTAATACCAACAGTAAGTCCCGGCGCAATTTGATTATTAGTTATTGTTAAAATAAAATTAGCTATATTAGAACCCGCTAACACACTTCCCGACGCTATTGTATTTGCGAGAGAAGAATATTGTAGTCCTTTTCTTGCATCCGGTGTTTCATACGGCACTGCAGATGGATACCCAGGAACTCCAGGAGCACTAACCTGCTCTAGCCCTGTCAAATAAGTATAAGCAGTTGTTATTAGATTATCAAACGGATAACCGCCATAAGAGTAATTAGCGTCTCTACCATAAATTTCAACGAAAGGGGTGTTAGGAATAGGCGGATCAGTAGGGAATGGATTTGGAGCACTATTAGTATAAGCGGTTGCTGTATTTTTCATATCAATACCGATTGCCCATTCATAAAACTCGTCAATTCCTTCTAACGCCTCAATAGTAAATGAAGTTGTTATTGCTTTTCTTCGTCCATATAATATATCTGGTGGATCAGTAAAGGTAGTAACAACTAATTCAGGAGATGTATAAGGGGTTTGTTTATTATTTGTAGTAGCAGCTAATACCCAGGGATTTATGGCAGCCGTGTTATATTCTCTTTTATATAAATATATATCAAATTCTTTCCCAAATGATGCAAGGCCTAATGACGGATCACATAAATTAGGCGCCGGGACAGTTAGTTTTATACTTACCCTATATTCTCCTGAAATTAATCCTTCAGGCAGTATTGGTAGAAACCCTTGAGCATTAACAATTTCTATATTTTCGGCAAATTGGTATTCTCTACTCGAACCTGGTATTTCTGGTAAATAATCATAATCACCATTTGGGCCTGAAAAATCTGTTTGTTCACCTATATAAACCATTGCATAAGGTGGATTTATACCTGAGCAATCACTTCCCGCGTTTATAACTTGTGTACTTGTATATTCTGGTCTTAGCCAAATAGGAACAGGATTATCACCTACATTTATATTTAATTCCTTTGTATCAAATTTTGTGCCATAATCATTTCCTTCAGGAGGCAGTATTGCTCCAGTAGTAGTATTAACGGCGTCTTGTACTTTTATCATTAATGTATATCCCCCTAACGGAATTTCATTATCTATTAAGCTTAATACCCCAGTATACTCGTCTAGTCTAAAATAGTCATCTCCATTTCCGCTGGTTATACTCCATTTTAAACCGGTTGTAGAAACTGGTATTGTAGTACCATTAAAAAAGGATCCATTATTAGCTTGTAATGTTACAAAATTTGTTGCACTCTGTGCTATATTATAATCAACTACCGATGTTGTTATAATCGGGGCATTATTACTTAATCTACCATTAATGTATAAATCTGATGTTATTGGGGTTCCGGTGTCACGTGATGTAACACGTAGAGTAAATGTATAGGATTCTAACGTAGAGGCATCGTTATTGAATACAAAACGACCACCACCGTCTTCTGGTTTTTTAATATATAATCTATATCTTGTAGGAAGAGTTAGACCCGCTGGCGGAATTACCTCTAAACCAAAATAAGATAATCTATCAGTGTTGCCTGTAACCCCATCATCAACTGCCCATAATACAGCTGATGTATCATTTAAAATGGTATCAAATTGATTTACAACTACAAATTCATCTGTTATGTATTTTGAATCAGAATCTCCAGCTACTAATCCACTGCCATAAGGATTTTGCTCTTCAAAATGTCTATATCCAACATTACTAAACTTTGATGGCCCATCATATCCAGTTAATACGTCAGCATTTAAATCAGAAATTAGACCAGTTGTTGTTGTTTCCCAAAATATATCTAATGCACTTTGCTCTGGCTTTGTTTCATATATGCTTAAAAACGGGATCATATCTCTTGCTGCAACTCCAATTCGTTGAGCTGTAGAAACCCTGCCTATTAAGGGATCAGTTTGCAATTGATAAAGGTTTAATCCAGCAGTACCCGCTAAATTATTAGCAGAGCTAGATAAGAAATTAAATTCAGTTGCAGATGCAATTGATGATACCGTATCCGCTTTTCTGGTTGGAAAATATTGCCTATTTTCAGCTCTTGTTATTATAAAATTAATATAATTTGTTCCGTTAGGATTTTGAGTTGCTTTTAAAACCCACTGTGGATTTGAAATTATCATCGTTCCATCTGTACCTGACACTCCATTAGACACGACAACGGTATCTCCTAACCATCTATATGGACTTTGTGTGGTAGCGCCAGCGGTAGCAGGTGGGGCATTATCTGGCACAGGCTCGGAGGCCTCAACGCATTGTATTCCATCACCAGCTTTTATTAATGCCCAATCTTCATTTAGCCCAGGTCCAACAGTATATTTTATTATTGAAGTCTTAGAAGAATAGGCTGGTATATTACCAATTATTTCAACAGTGTCTTCGGTATTCTCAACTCTTCCGTATAATTGAACACTACTTCTATATTGTTTTTGATCGGGTCCAACATCAGATAAATCTCTTGGTACTTTATTTATATTATCATTTATTAATACAATATGCGACGTGCTAGCTGTTTCGCTAACTGGAAATTGTGTTGTATTTATTCCGTTTTGTAAAGTTGGATCAAATGTTGCCCCTGAATATACAACTTGAGAACCAAATGTTTGCCCGGTTGGGTAACCAAGTAGCATGCCCGGCAAATATACATTATAATAATCCTGTTCAGGTTGTTTAACAACTACCTTATATGAGTACCATCCAATAGGATTATAAATATAAGAAAATTTAATGTCTAATGTACCTGGTCCTTGATCATTATAATTATATATATCATTAACTCTGCCACTTGTGAAAACTTCATATACTGGTGCCACAGGCGGTGTATAAGGAGGCGGTGGTGGTGGTATAACCTCTACATAATCCGTATAATAACCTCTTAATATATCCCCAACAGCGGGTTGTGTATTCGTGGCTGCTGTAGTATCTAACGTATATGTATATGATGTATCTGTTATAGTAGATGCAGTAATTGCAAATCCTGAGTTTGATGTAGGCATTGCATATAATCCTGGCTTACCCGCTGGTATATCTTTTTGTTGATCTATTGTTGAACTTATATATACCAATAAAGTATCGCCAAACCACTCACGTACATCAGTAAATAAAGGCGAGTTTTCATAACTTGAATAAATAGTTGAACCTTTTGCATATATGCCTCCCCCTATATTTGCTGCTAATAAATCCACAGAAGATAATATAACAGGGGATTGCCTTCCAAATTTATCTGCAATTACAAATCCAATTTGATAATTTCTATTCTTTTTTAATGTATGATTTGGATATTCTATAAAATTAGTTCCTCTTGGCAATTTTGGTTGAATTGACACATTATAATTTACGGTATCAACGCAAGTATATTTATCGTAGTAATTTCCATAAATTATTCTATTACCTACAGATTCTTGAGCTCTTGCTCTAACTGGTACTTTATCATATACCCTTACACTTTGATCATCTGGTAATGTTCTATAGGGTCTTTGTGATTGATAAGGTTGTATATAATAATTATTATTGGTATTAGCAGGCGAATTTATACTTGATACAGGTAATGTTTCAAGAACCTTAATAGCAAGTGAGTCTGATTCTTTATACAAAACATCAATCTCTTTTATTTTATAACTATTACTTAAATTACCTATTTTATCGGGCAGAGGAATAATTAATTCAATATTATTTATATTGTTTTCAAACCAATTTATAACTGTACTTCTATAAGCGTCAATTTCATTTCCTTTTACAAAATATCCTTTTTGTTTTGGTATATATGCTATTTGAGTAAATGGAGCGGTTAAAGAATATTCGTTATCATCGTATTTAAAACGATAACTAAAGCGAACATATTTATCTTCTAAAAAAACTGGATCCCCTGGCCAATCTACTTCGTCCGATTTATTGGACATTGTAGATATTAAAAATGTTAATTCCGTTCCGCTTGTAATTATAGAAGGTAAGTCTTGGTGAAAAGTGATAGTTGTCCCTGTAACATCCACAACAAGACAAAAATCACTTGAGGATATATCGTCTGTTACTAAAGTCATTCCAGGCACAATTCCCTCTGCATCTTCAACATCAACTGTGTCAGTAACTGAATCGCCATCAGCTATAGCAACCACCTTTCTGTATAATAATATAGGGTCTATAGGCGCATATTTTGCAACAGATATTTGAGTTTCTGTGGTATAATAAAGTGGATTACCTAATGCATTTGATACGTTTATTTTTCTAGGTTGGTTTCTATTGTCAACCCAAAATAATAATCCCTCTACTAAATTTACTCCAGTTATTCTAAATTCATTATTTTTAGCAAAATTTAAAAATAACCCTTCAACTAAAGTAGTGTAGCCAGCAGGGGAATCAAAATTGTACATTGTTATTTTCATATTGCCTGAAGTTGGCAATGTGATATTGTTCGGATTTGGATCAGTATAATCAGTTAAAAATTGGAATATACGATTATTTTGATTGTCCATGAAAGAACCTATACACTCTAAACCAGGTATATAGTTTGGATTAGGTGTAGTAGTCCCAGGTATAAATGGGGAATTATTAGTCAATGGAAGTAACTCATTGCCAAGTATATTTTGCAATGCTCCAATATCATCTGCTTCTGATTTGCCTATAGAAATATTATTAGCATATCTATATTCTCCATTAGGTATAAGTCTATCATCCAAGTCTTGATTCATCTTGGACTTTAGAAAACTATTTTTTACTTCTGCCATTTTTTAATGTTTAATCCATTTAGATTTGCCTCTAAATACCTGAGTTATTTCTTCTAATTTAATATTTGAAAGTCTTATTTTAGCATTTCTTAATTTTGCTGATTTGTCTTGCTGTAGTCTTCTAACAAGATATTCTTGAGATCCAGAACGATGCGAAATAATCGAATGCAGAATATAAGCATACAACGCATCCTCCGCCATTTTTGGTACTCTTGAATCTAAATCATAAGCTAATCCGTCTGATATATACTCTAATACAATTAGTTTACCAACTAGATTACTACTAAAAGATATTTTGCCTTCTCTATCATTTATAGAAAAGTATCCATTCATATTTGCATATTGAGGATCCATACCAAATAATCTACCATAAAATCTATCTTGAACCCAATTATCATCATTATACCAATCATTGCCTATATTATCAACCTCATTAATACGAGGAAGTATATTATTGGTATTCCATCTTTCTTCTGTTAAAGAATCTCCTTCTATATTCGCATCAAAATTGTCTTGTATTGGCAGTCCTCTCTGATCCTGTATTGGATTTTCATAGGGATTGGTAGTTAAAGCATTGACTGGATATATAGGATGTTTAATACCATAATGGTCAATCCACGACATTTTAACGTAGTTAACATAATCTTGAGGTATTGCAACGCTTAAACTATGCGGTATATTTAATTCCTGTGATTTAACGCTTTTTAATGTGTCATAACTAAATTCCTGCATTCCGCGTTTTGCATGGAATATAACATCTGTTCTTTTTACATCACTAATCAATTTGCCGGTGCCAACATAGGCTACTATAAAGTTGTTTATAATATCATTTAATGATATATATTGGTAACTGCCATAATTTTCCTCTACGGTGTCCCCAAACGCGTCCTTATCGCCATAATTACCACCATCTAATGTTTTTAATTGAACAATTAGATAACTATCAGCAAATGGCAAATTAGTATTTACATAGTTAATAGTATTACCACTAACAGTATATATATCGGTTACTTCAGAAAATGAATCAGGTAATCCAGTTTCGCTCCAATATAGTTTAAAATTATTTAAAGCATAATTAATTTCATTTGGATCATAACTACCAAATACTAAATCTGTATTAAAGGTAGTAGTAAAATTAGTGGTCCAAACAGGTTGTCCGTTTCTAAATGAGAATGTTATTGTAAAACCCTGCGCTCCTTCGTAGTATTGTCTATTTGTTTCGGTAATTAACCCGTTATTAGGTGTTGGCATTTTTTATTAACTTTTTGAATTAATACTTTCTGTTTGAACTTGTGACGCTGCAACCTGAATTATTTGAGGGTCTTTTATTACAACTCCTGAATATAACAATATTCTTGTTATAACATTTGTTTGTTCTGAAATCATTAATTCAAATTGTTGTGAAGTATTTGGATTATATATATATGTATAAGATGGTGCTGTTGTAGTAAAGTTCCATATAACATCCTTTGGTTTACGAACATAAGAAACCGATATACCTGTAACTATTTCTTTTGGATATACATATATTTTATTCTCTTCATATATATATATAGGATATTTTTTTGTAGGCTTTGTTAAAGGCGATTGAGTTATATACAATAAATTATTCCTTTGTTCTTTTTGCACTTCAATTTCGCCGTTATATATAACCGTACCTAATCTATAAAAATCATTAGCGGTTACTGTAATAAGTATATTAAATACGGTTGTTGGTATTGCTGTTAATGTTAAAGTATTCCCTGCTGTAGAATAAACAGAAGGACTTTGCAATACCCCATTAAAATAAACTTTTACTACGCCGTTCTGTATTTGCGCTTGCGTTAATGACGTTAATATATAATTTGACTTTCCAATAACTGTTTGAAATACAGGTTCAGAATATATTGCTGAGCCTGACGAAGTAGGTAACGCCCATTCACTAGTCGCCGTTAAAGAGCAATTATTTATAGTTTTAAATACAGCTATTTGCTCATCTAGGTTTTAATCCTATCAGCATATTCACTATCATTATCTTGAACCCTTAATTGTTGATTAAGATTTTCAAAATAATTTTCAAATATCTCAAGCTGTACTTGAGTTGCTATTTTATTAAACTCATCAGGGGTCATATAACCTCTCTGTTCTTTATTAAGTATTAATAAAACTGTCTTGTAAACTGTATCTACGTTTATTGCCACCTTGCTTATTTTATTATAATATTAAGGCGGTAACCAAAGCCACCGCCTATATATTAATATTACGTATTATTTTAATTTTTTCTCTATAGACTTAAAGACTTCTATACCTTCATCTGTTTTGAAAAATGCCGCCATAGCTGAATACGGATTTTCATCAAAAGGCACTGTCATTAACTTTCTATTATTTTCGCTCCAATGGAATGTTCTATTGTCTTGTGATAATGTTATAATGTTTGCTTCAACAGCTCTAATAGCTATATTTCTAAGTTGTATATTATCATCATTTGCTAATTCTATAAATAAAGAAGGATTGTTTCTTGCTAATAATAACAAATCTCTTTTTATTTCCTTAGAACTCATTTTATTCACTCTAGATCCAACTTCTACTCTAACAATGGATTCCGCTTGATCAATATCCATCTCTAAAGCAGCATTTAATGCCATCACCTCTAGCTCAATATCTTCTAATTCATCCTCAGCTTCCAATGTTGGATCAAATTCCATATATTTAGTATTTAACCCAGGGTGGTAAATTGATAATAATTTTTGAAGGCTCTGTTTTTCTTTTGGCACATTTAATATGCCGTTGTCAAATATAATATGACCTAAGGTAACTGATCCTTTCTGTTGCGACACTAATGGAGAATTTTGATTAGTCGCATATCTTAATTCCTCTTGTTCTCCTGTTTCTTTATTAAACCATAATAAAGGATACCTTAATGAGTGTCTACTTTGTAAAGTATAAGTTAAAGGAGAATAATCGTCAGCTATAACATAAGTTCTGTCCTTTATTACCCAAGTATCTTTTAATGATTTTTGTTTTGTTTCTTTAGGTACAATTGTTTCTTCTACAGTAATTGTATCTATATCAAATTCATTTGATTCTAATTCTTTTTTTGTTGTTTGTTTTGTTGCCATAATATAATATAATTTAATAAATTTTTAAAAGGTAATAATTACCCCCGTAAATTCAACGAGGGTAATATTACCATGATTGTTATGCAGAAGCAGTAAATAACACAAAGTTATTAGCTCCTTGAGTAACTAAACATCTTTCAGATAAGAAGTGTACTTGCATTGCATCAAGATCAGAAGTGTAAGCGCCTCCAACAGATCCAGTAATCCAAGATTTCATTCTTCTATCGTCAGCTTGATTAGCTCTATAACGAACGTGTAAGAATGGTCTACGGATATTAGTACCTAATTGCTGGTCATATACAGTTGATGTACCAGCAGGAACAAGTAATCCATCAATAGATGAAGTATTCATACCTCCGCGAGTAGACGCGTCATTTAAATATTTCCAGTCAGTTTTGTAGAAATCATAAGATCCACGACGGAAACCAGAGAATCCTAAGTTCAATGCCATTTGCTCAGAGTTTTCAAATAAACCATAAGCAACACCTCCCGCTGCACCAGCAGATAAAGAAGCAAGCATATCGTCAAAGTCAAGTGAAGTTGCACGGTTTAAGAATAACATGTTCTCTTCAATAGCTCCTTGAGTATCTAATCCTTTTAAGATTGAATCAAAATCATTAAGCCCTGAAGCAGCCGTAAAATTATTTACAATATTACCTCTTTCTCTAACTGCAGAGAAAAGACCTTGAGTACCTTTGTAAGTTACCCCAGTAGCAGGAGTTAAAGTTGATACACCTGAACTAGCAGCTGACAACTCTCCTTCAATTACACTCATTTCTAAGTAATCTTCAAAACGCAATCTTGTTTCAGATTCTGCTTTCAAATACCATAGGTATCCTGACGCTCCATCTTCAGTAGCAACTTCTACCCATCCAATTTGCGCAGTATCAGATCCATTGATTTCATATTTTTCTCTAACAATAATTGGTGAATTACTGTATTGAGTAAATGAAGGAGTAACTGATTTTAAACTAGTGTCGCTTGAACCTTTTATAAATTCAGAACCATAAACAAATATTTTAAGATTTGTATTAGAAGCGCTCCATACTACTGCTCCAGAAAACAAACTAGCTTGTGTATAAGGGTAAACTGTAAGAGTAGCTGTAGTACCTACCGTAGTTGAAGCATTAACAAGAACTTTTAACTCTTGTCCAGTAGTAGGATTCATAACCACTAAAGTTTGACCTGGAGATACAACATTTTGAACAAAGTTAATACCAGTTCCGCCAACTGTAAATGTTAAAGTAGTTGCAGTAGCTGAAGTTACATTGTTATAAGCAATATGCAATCTGTTTTGTTCAGACCAAACAACTTGGTCAGAAGACATAGGCATTTCAGCCCCTACCATACGTAAGAAACCAGATAAAGTTCTGTTGCCATAACGCTCAATTTCTTGCTCGTAAATTTCTGGTAAATATTGTTGTGCAAAGTCGTTTTGACCATTTGTAAAATTTAAATAGTTTGTTTCTAACGCTTGCTGTTTTTGTGACGGTTTAATAGAACCAAAGTTAGTTCCAGTAACCGAGTTAATCATGTTTGACATAATCGTTTAATTTTTAATTGTTAAAATTTTTTTGTTTGGATCCTTAATTTTGTGGAATCCTGGCCACTTATAGATTTGACTCTAAATCCATTAATGAATGGCTCACTAGCGGTTCTAGGAGCATCCATGCTTGGATTTTTGGAATTACTAACTACTTGTTTAACAGCGTCAGCTTTTCCTTGTTCATAAAAATGAGCAGCTATTTTGTCAGCATTCATTGCTGAATACAAAGCCTTATGATAACCCGGTATATCCGTTACATTGCCTTCTTTATCTAGAAACTTTCCGACGAAGGTTTGTATATTTGATTGAGTTTCGGCAACTTGATTTGGATTCTGAACATTGTATCTAAATCTTTTTTCACCTAAGTTGTATTCAAAACCTTTGAATTCATTGTTAAAAAGATTAGACGTTTGTTTTTTAAACGCATCTTGTTGTTGAGCCACTTTGTTTTGCTCGTTATTATATCTGTTAAAAAAATCAACAGCTTTTTGTTGTTCCGCATTAACCCCAGGTCTTGCCTTGATTTCTGCGTAATATTTTTTCTTTGCTTCCTCTAAAAAGGTTTTCGCTTTAGAAATCTCATCTTTAAATGCTAACTTCTTCAGTTTAATTTCTCTTTCATCGTCAATGTCTTCGTCAAAGAAGAACTTGTCTTCTAATAGGAATTCTACTTCTTCCGCATCTAAATGAGGTTTGGTATTCTTATAGTATTCTTTTAATAGAGCAACATTATTTACATTTGAATAATCCGCATTCAATCTAACATAGTCTTCAATAGTTCCACCAGTCTCTTCCATAAAAGAAACTAACTTCTCTATATTTTCTGGCAGTTCTACATTGTTCTTTGTTTGATCTTGAGTATGAAATTGCAGCTCTTCTTTAATATCTGCAACTTCTTGTTTTATTTCTTGTTCGAAGATTTCTTCAATAACATCTTCAGCGGCCCCTTGGTTTCCTTCGACCACTTCTTGCAATCCCAATTCGGGCTGTTTATTGCGTAACATGCTTTCATCTGTGCTTTGCTCTTGAACGGCATCTATTTCTTCTTTAGGTATTACTACTTTTATTGGCTCTTCTTGCTTCTGCGTCAAATCAACCTTAATAGGTTCATCTGTTTTGTTTAGTTTTCTTGGCGAAGGTTTCTTTGCTTTTATTTTAAATTCCCCCTCTTGTTTTACTTGTTCTGACATAATATGATAATATAAAATTGGTTAATAAGTTTATTCCATTTGCAACATACCACCTAAATCATTCATTAAATTTTCTGCGCTATTCTGAAAGTCTTTTGGTAAAGAATCATTCTTGCGTTGGTCTATTAATTCAGACTGTTGTGTTGCTTGTATCTTTGTTCTCTCATCTTTTCTATCTTCTAGTTGATTGAACTTAGTTGTTTCTGCTTGAACCTTTAATTGTGCTAATTGCATATCATAATTAAATTGTTCCGCCATTAATTGTTTTTTAATTTGAGCTTCTGTTTGTAATCTTTGAATCTCAAATTGTGATTTTGCTTGTTCAACATTAATTGCTTCTTGCGTTAATGCTTGTTGCTTTTGAACCTCAAACATTGCTGCTTTCTCTGCGTTTTGCGAATTAGCATCTGCTTGTGCCTGTATGTTTGCTAATTGTTGTTGTTGTACTTGCTCTAGTTTCTTTTTTCTTTTTAGCTTCAATAATTGATTCGCTAATTTAAGATTTCTAACCTGTCTTATATCAATAGCATCTTCTAAATCAATTCCTCCATTTTGTAAAGACACTTGTATGTTTTGTTCTAATTGCGCTTTCTCTTCTTCGTCTGGTTCAATCTCTAAGAAGATACCAAAGTCATGTAAATTTAAGCTTTCAATTTCTTTTAAAACTTCAACATTATAAGTTGATATACTTTGCTTTAATGAATTTGCGGTTAAAGGATTACTTAAACAATCGGCCACTCGCAATGATATATTCTCACATATTCTCGTGGTTAAATATATACTTGCATCTTTTATATGACGGGTTGCTACATTAGAAGCATTCGCTGCTATTTTCTGTAATCCTACTAAAGCATTAGAATCTGGTTTACTACCATCAACAGCTTCATTAAGACCTGTAACATCTCTAATCATTTGCAAATAATACTGATAAGTTTGTATTAAACTTTGTATCTTGCCTTGTCCACTTGATGTTGTTAATTCTTGTATAGGAACCTTACCTCTGTTTATTTCTCCGTCTTGAGTTAAGGATCTACCTACGATGCTACCAGTTTGGAAATACATATTCAATGCTTCCGCTGGATTGTATTTTGTGCCGTTGCCCAAATCAACCTCCATCAAACCATCAACATCTAAGAATACCCCATCAGGTACTACCCTAGACATAACTTGTTGAAGTTTTAAATGTGTTAATTGAATCATGTCCGCAAAAGAAATACACTTAGTAACAATTGAATCAATTCTTCCTTTGTACATTCTAGGCGCAGCAATAGTATAATTCATTTTAACTTTAGTAGTATCTGCTTGAGGACGAGTCATATCATTAGATAACTTCCACTCTAACATCATATTAGTGCCTATAATTTTAGCCCCTGTATATAACACCTCTATTGTTCTTGATACCCTTTCAAAATTATCATTTGGCGGTGGATTAAAAGAATCTGTTTTTTCAATTACCTTCTCTAATCCATTCTCATTATTTTTTATTTTGAATACTTGATTCATATAAGTCTTATACTCAAAATATAATACTTGCACTGTATTCTCATCATAGTTTCCCCATCCCTGAATATATTGTCTATTACCGGGCATTTGTTGTATCTTAAGAAGTTCTTCTTCTGATATATATGGGAATTCTTTTTTTAACTCTGGTATTGTAACCGCTTTCACTTCTCCAACATAATATATGTCTTCAAAGTTAGGATCTTCTGTATATGAATAAACTAAATAAGCAGGATCTACATAATCAACTACAATCCCCTCTGATTTATTAAACGATGTTTTAGTCGCCGCAATACCAATAGTTGTTAAATCATAGTTAAGTCTTTTTCTAGTAAGATCATACTTATTAGTTTTTAACACGGTATTTATAGCTTCTTCTTCAGCAATCTCAATAGATTGTTTATAAGAAAGTTGCATGTGCAACTCTAATTCCTCTTGTGTTGCTGGTAAATCCTCAGCAGGTATATTTGATTTTGATATATTAGTTCCAGTCTTTTGTAATACGTCCTGGATTATTGGTTGGTTAACCATATCAAATTGTAATGAAGAAGCATAATCCATTTTCTTTTTAAGAGATTCCGGATCCTGAGCAAATGCTTTTACATCATAGGTTTTTTGAGAAATTCCATTAGCAACTATATCAACAAACTTTGATAATATAGGTACTGGTGTCCAATCTAAATTCAAATAAGATAAATCACCATTAATTGATAACTCGTCTTTATATTTTTGCACGGATTGTTCTCCTCTTGCGTAAAGTCTTAATCGATTAAAATTATTCCAATGTGTTAAATATCTATTACCACTAGTCCTCCCTTGATTAAACCATTCCTGCTCTATAGCTCGAGATACTTGTAATCCATATTCTTCGGAAGCCTTAGTAGCATCATCTACAACCTGACTAGGGAAAGCGCTATTTGGATTTGTGTATATATTCATTTACTTAATAATTTTTGATGTAGTTCCTTGATTATTATATTTCTTAAAACCTAAAGGGACAGACACTATTTCTCTTTTTTCA